GGTACATCCTCCGCAGCCGTGCTCGACTTTACCATTCCACAAGGCATCCAAGGGACTGCTGGCAGCGGTGGTAGCTCTGGACCGAGCATGATTGTGCCTCGTGACTTGAACTGGCACATTGCTGTTGTCTATCCCGAGGCCAACGGGTTCAGCACGGTCGGAATGTACCTCGGGAATTCTTCCGCAGGAGCAACGTATAGTCAGGGAATTGACCCTGCTGGGTATGTCTATGCGACATACCCGTCCGGCACCACTGCGAATACTTCGCTTGGCATAGTTTCTGTGAAATCGATCCTAGCCGGAAAGAACCCTTCTTACCGGACAATATATACCCTATTGGCCAACACGAATGTCCAGTGTTATCTCGGACTAGCCACCTACGTTAATGCCACCATCGCCACTAGCAACCTGCTATCAGGCGGGATTGGATTCGTTGGTTTCCGTTATTTCTCATCGGCAGATGGCGGCAACTGGGCTGCCTACATTGGGAATGGAACTTCGTGCACCGTAGCTGACACGGGAGTAGCCGTAGATACAACGCAGATGCAAGTCTTCGATGTGATCTGGGTAGCGGGAGTTCCACAGTTCTATATCAATTGCGTCAGAGTTGCCGCTGGTATCTCGACTGCCTACCTACCCGGTCCTACCGAGGCCATAGGGGCTATCGCAATTCATGCGAATACGACAACAGCGTCGATCTCGTCCAACGTCTTCCAGCTTTATCAAGGAGCAAATTAATATGACTCTCTTCACTGAATTTATCTATACCGGCGATGGGTCCGCCCCTCAGCTTCCCTCAACTTTTGTGTCTATCGGGTTCACGCCCGACGGATTCAATCCTGAGTCGGAGGATGTAACGAAGCGCACCGCTTATTGGGAGGACACGGCGGGCACTCTGACCGAGGATGACGTAAAGCTCGCCTTGAACGGTCTGGATTCATTCAAGACTGCTCAGATACAAACCATTGCGGTTTCCTATCAGGCTGCTCTACAAGCTCCGGTTGCGTATATGGGCACAACGTTTGACGCTGACGCGCAGAGTCAGATTGTTGTGGCTCACGCGATGGTCGTCTACGGTGTGGAGGGCGCGACTCCTGCAGGATTTTACTTCGCGGATTCTAACGGGGGTAAAGTCCTTATGACGCTGACTCAGTTGCAGGGATTGGGTTCTGCCATAGCAAATAACTATCTCCCGGTCTTCCAGAAATGGACCGATCTCAAAGCCCAGGTGATGGCCGCTACGACTCTGGCTGAAGTTCAAGCGGTGGCTTGGTAGTGCCAAACAATCTTCAGTACGGCAAGCGTGGACTCGCGCTCACGCAATCCTTCGAGGGTCTGCGGCTGAAAGCCTATCAGGACATTGTCGGCGTCTGGACTATCGGCTACGGCCACACCGGGAAGGATGTTCATCCCGGAATGGTCATAACGCAGGATCAGGCCGCAGCTTATCTACTAGAGGACATTCAGGCCGCAGTGAAGGCCGTGAATCGGCTTGTAACTGCCCCTCTGACGCAGGAAGAGTTCGACGGTCTGGTGGACTTTACGTTCAATTGTGGCGATTCAGCCTTAGCGAAATCGACTCTGCTACGGATGCTGAATGCTGGAGACCTCAAGGGTGCAGCAGAACAAATGCTCCTCTGGAATCACGCGGGTGGCAAGGTGGTAGCCGGTCTGCTCCGACGCAGGCAGGCTGAACAGGATTTATTCAAAACGAAAGCGGTGGAAAAGTAGATGGACGATGCGAAATTAATCGAGTTGGCCGAGGATGTTGCCGGTCTCAAGGTGGCTATGGCAAGTATTGAAGACAAGCTGGACGCTCTCTCACATACGCTGTTGGGCAACGGACAACCCGGTGTGATCTCTAGCCTTCAGGCAACGGATAGAGCACTGACCAGACGAATGGACAAGTTGAACGGGATCTGGATTGGCGGCAGCGGAGTTGTCGTAGTGATCTTCACGCTGCTTGAATTCCTGACCCGAAAATGATGACCAATCTCCAAATCGGGGACACCGTAAAGCTCGTCCTTTGCATGCTTGGCACTCTTCAGGTTGTCCAGAACCGCATCACGGATGCCGAAGGACGTATTGAACTTTTAATCAAAGGCAAATGGTATTTTGCCGACACCGGGAACGCTGTCAATGGTTCCCTTGCATACATAACGGAGGTATCACATTGAGTTTTGTTAGTGTTCTAGAAACGATCGGAAAAGATTTTGCTAAGGGTTTTGGCTATGCGGTCAAATATGCGGTCCCGGTAGAACGTCTTGTTGGGTTGCTTTATCCACCCGCCGCTCCGATAGCGAATGAAGTTTCCATGGCCACTGGCTTGATTCAGAATGCCGTGATCATGGTTGAACAGAAGTATGCCGCTTCGGGAGCGCAAAGCGGAACCGGACCTCAGAAGCTTTCCGAGGTATTGCTCCTCACCGAAAACGCTGTGACCGGATTACTCGGCAAGGCGGGCATCAAGGCCGACACCGGCTACATTCAGAAGATCATCAATGCGGTCGTCGCGATCTTGAATGTTCAGCAGTCCACCGCCCCGGCTACCTCCTAGAAGGATTTACCCCTTACACCGGGTAGGAAAACCAGCCTCGCTTCCTTCTACCCACCGCCTCTTCCTCGCTTACCAACAATAGAAAGCCCTCCCGATATTTTGGGAGGGCTATTCGTCGTTTAAGGGTTATTTAGCGTGAACGGAGGAAAAGAATCATGAGAGCGGCTATGAAGACAGCGAAGAGGATGATGGTTGACTTCATCGGCAGCTAGACTCGTACATTTCTTTGGTTAGGCCCTCGGTTGTGAATTCATCCGTGTGCATCAATCCGGATGCTGACTGATAACGAACGATGAACTTTGTGTCATTGATGAATGAGGTCCCAATCAGCCGGGAGTTGAGAAAGAAAACTGTACCGGTGTCAGACACTGTGACCCATTCGTTGTGTATCTTCTTATCACCCGTGCTTCGGTAGGCAACAGTGGCGCGTTTGTTGCCATAGGGCGCATAGTAATTGACTACGGTGTCAGTGTGAATGGCAACATCACTAACCCTGCCCGCTTTGCAGGTAAAGCCAATGAAGTCTGTAGAAGGTTCTTCCGCATACAAGATGAACGTTGTATCTGACACGCCGGTCAGCTTGTCTGTATATTGTCCCTTCATCCATTTTCCACCCGCAGAAACGGGGTCAGGATCGGCAGATTGAGCGAGGACGCTACCAGCGAGTCCAAGGACGAGGGCGAGAGCGGCAAATTTCATTTTCATTGTGGCTTCCTTTTGTTTGGGTGGCGTAGAGGCACCCGTTTTGATACCTCTACGTGGGTTGGTTAGAAATCGGTTACACGGTTGGGTTTGCTAGTTGGGAAATCAATACTGGCTAGGCAGCAGCAGAGTGGTGGTTTCCCTTGAGGATTCCGTTATTACCCATATGCGTCCCTTTGTTGGCAGGTTGTAGGAACTGAAGATGCGGCTCCCGTCCTTGATTGCGTGATCGTTGGCGCGGCAATCTTCCTTGTCCATGTCGCCCCAGTCACCGTGGACGTGCCGCGCTAGTAGGGTGATGGGCAGCACCCCGGCTTCCTCTAAAACTTCTAGAGCGCCGGGGGTCGCTACGCAGGTTCCAAGTGGGAAGAGAGGATTGTCACTTGGCATCCTTGACCTCCTTTGTCGTGTAGCCGGGTAGAGTTGGCTCGTGCTGATCTTCGGTGGTGGCCACACGTATCTCTGCTCCCTTGAGTTCCGGGATCAGGTCAACGAGGGTCGGCAACACCCACGTCGAAACCCACAGGTTGTAGTTGCGTTTGGCTTCTACGTCGTGTCCGATTGACGCCGGACCACGAGCGACATCTTTCAGGAGCCGATAGGCTTTCGCTTGGCGAGACTTATTTGGCATCCTTCGCCTCCTTCTCCGCAGCCTTCTTAGCTGCCTTATCCGGTTTGGGGGCCTTGGGGGTCTTGGGAGCCTTGGGTGTCAGTGTGTTGATGGCTTTGTTCAGAGGCTTCAGTTGCGCTGTGAGCACAGCACGCTCTGCCCGGTAGCTAATTTCAAGTGCTTTGAGTTTTTCCGAGAGAGGTTTCTGTTGGCTTACGAGAATGGTGACGGCATCGTTGATGGTGTTCATTGGTATTTCCTCCAGTTGATTTTCACTACTGGAACCAACGTTATTTAATTCCTCTATTGAAACAAAGGAGGCAAACCCCTGCCGGACAGCCGTTTTCTGGCTGGTAGGCTGGCTTACTGGCTGAGAGGTGTGGAGATAGAAAAGAGGCGGGGGGAGAGAAATAAATATTGCTGCGGGGTAGCGGTTATCGCTTCTTCAGGGCTGCTTCATCCGCTCATTGAAGGCAGCAATCTTCTTTAGGAGTTAGGCTTTGCGGTACGGGAAGTCATCCAGCGTCTTCTTAGGTTTAGGTGGCTTCTCTTTTGGCGACTTCACCGGGCGACCCTTGCCCAATGCATTTTGATTACCCTTCATGGAAAGACTAAGACGCTCTTTATGGTCCTTCGAATGGGGTTTGCCCAAATTCCACGGCTTTTTCCCTTTCATGGCCTTGGACCGAGCAGCCCTAGTGGCTGCGGAAATGATCCTCCCTTTTGGACTAGGAGGAACGTGGCCACCGTCAGTCAGGTTGTAGCCCCATTTACTGTGGGTGTTGTAGAGGGCTATGAAGAAGATTTCAAGGTCATCGAGAAAGGGCTCTAGGGATTCAGCTATGACTTCAATAGTGAAAGCGTCGGGACCGTGCTTGCGGAGGGCATTGCCGAGTTTATAGCAATCCCTTGTCTTCTCCGTTGCGGCTTTGACGTGGTGTCTCCAGCGACCTCTCAGAGTGGTGACCGTTTGCCCAATATAAGCCTTGCCGTCTTTGATATTGGTGATCTTGTAGATGATTCCCGGGCGCATGTTGCCTAATACCGGGAAGCCTGAAAATCACTGTGTTATCAAAGTGGCTAAATTAAGTACTTTTAAGTACTAGTTTTACCAGTTTTATGGGGACGGAATTCGCTATAGGGCAGTGCAGCGAGTTTTAGAGATACCGTATAACCCCTTATCTAAAGGCTATTTAGCCTGTCTAGCAGCAAGTTTCTTTTGTGTAGGGTCATAGTCCCCCTCCGGGCACCATAAGATAAAGGATTTACATCATTTTTAGCCATCCTGAGTACACTGCCTTTTTGCCTGGTGGCACT